TGCTCCACCTCGAAAACGCTGTCTCCGCTACGCCGATCACCTTCAACGCCGCCGCCTCCGGCGCCGACCATGCCGTAACGGTCGCCGCCGCTACCTCTGCCACCTGGACCGCCGGAGATTATGTCTGGACATCGTATGCAACGGCCGGCAGCGAGCGCTACACGGTTGATGCCGGACGTATCACCGTAAAACGGAACCCGGCTTCTATCGCTGCTGGCACGGACCTGCGCAGCCACAGCAAAGTTGTGCTCGATGCCATCGAAGGAGTGCTTGAGGGGCGCGCGTCGAAAGACCAGGAAGAATACCGAATCGGCGACCGTATGCTCAAGCGCACGCCGATCAAGGACCTGATCGAGCTGCGCAGCCTGTATCTTTCTATCTACCGGCAGGAACTCGAAGTGGAAGGCAAGCAACCTAGCCGCCGCTACCTGATGAAATTATGAGGCACTGGATGGGCAGGAAATTCTGGCAGAAAAAAAAACCCGCCGCCGTTCCGGATAAACCGGCCGCTCCTCTGCGGGAGTTCGACGCCGCGGCAATGAACCGCATCACCAGCTCGCTTACCAACGAGTCTAGCCATATCGCGAGGGTCCTGCGTGATCAGGGGAAAGTGCTGCGTGCCAGGTCGCGCCAGTTGGCCTTTAACAATTGTTATGCCACAAAATTTGTGGCCATGGCCGTGTCCAATATCGCCGGCCCCCATCCGTTTAAGCTGCAGGCTAAAGTCCGATCATCGCGGGGCAAGCTGGACGCTTTTGCCAATAGCCGAATCGAAACCGAATGGGCCGAGTGGGGCCGCCCTGGTCAATGTGATGTCACCGGCCGGTTGTCCTGGAACGAGATACAGCAGTTGATCGTGCGCACCCTGGTGGTTGACGGCGAGTGCCTGATCCGCGTTCTGGAAGGTAGCGACTTCGGCCCGTGGGGGATACAGCTCCAGGTGCTGGAGAGTGATCGGCTCGACGAGAATAAAAACGAAGAGCTAAAAAACGGCGGGCAAATCGTCGCCGGGGTTGAGTTGGACGCCAACAGCCGTACCGCGGCCTACCACTTTTTGCGCAGCACGCCGAAGACCTGGTCGCATGGGTATTCCCGCGAATATATCCGCGTGCCCGCCGATCAAATTATTCATCTCTACCTGCCGCACCGGGCCGAGCAGGTGCGAGGCATCCCCTGGATGCACTCGGCAATCATCAAACTGCACCAGCTCGGTGCTTTCGAAGAGGCCGCCATTATCGCGTCCAGGGTCGGCGCCAGCAAGATGGGTTTTTATCAGCAAAGGGGCGGCGACGCTTTTATCCCGGCAGGCGCAACCATCGGGGCCGATGGCAATTATCACCAGAGCGCCGAGCCCGGAGAATTCGGCATTGTCCCCCAGGGGTACGAATTCAAGGATTGGAACCCGAACTATCCAGACGCCCAAGTGGAACCCTTCATGAAGTCGTGTCTGCGCGGGCTGGCCTCCGGTCTCAACGTCACCTATCATTCGCTGGCCAACAATCTTGAGGCCGTCAATTTCTCGTCGGCTCGGGCCGGTATGCTCGAAGAGCGCGACAACTGGATGCTGCTGCAGCAGTGGCTGGTCGATCATCTACACATCCCCTTGTACCGCCGCTGGCTGCGCATGGCCTTGCTCACCAGCCGCTTGTCCCTGCAGGGTCCGGAGCCGAAGTTTTGGGACGTCACCTGGTCGCCGAAGCGCTGGACCTGGGTGGATCCGCTCAAGGATGTCCAGGCCAACATCAACGCCATCCAGTGGGGCCTGAAATCGCGCACGCAAGTGGTGAATGAAACCGGGGCCGATCTCGAAGATATTATGACTCAACTGAAAAGCGAAAACGATATGGCGGAAGAGGCCGGGGTAAATATCAACCCGGAGCAGATAGGCGATCCGGATCAGGCGAGTGCAACACCGATTGAAGACGATGAGTCGAATGGTTTTGTAGGAAAAGAAACCGATGCAATTGCCATTGAAGCAACGAAGAAAAAAGCAGATGCGTATGGCGTTGCCGTCAGAGCTGGCGCTGTGACACCGCAATATGAGGATGAAGAGAGATTCAGAGCAGAACTCGGGCTTCCGCCGGCGACTGGCCCGGTCAAGGATGCCTGGGAGAAAGACGGCAAAGTTAGACGGCCGATCACTTTGAAGTCCGGAGACGCTTTTGAAGCCGAACAGGAGCAAGCTAAGACGGATGCCGGCAAAGACCCAGACACAATCGGGGAGGATTAGCCATGTTGCGGACTCGTCAGTCAACAGAAACAGACGCCGGAACAAGTGCAACACCGAAGGAGGAAGAAGATGGGACTGACGATTAAAGAAATAAACGCCGGGAAGCTGGAGCGGTCGCTGCTGGTCGAGAGACAGTCCGTCAATATAGACGAGCGCACCGTCGAGCTGGCCTTCGCCTCGGAAACTCCGGTTGAGCGCTGGTACGGATTTGAAATATTGGATTGCGGAAGCAAGGCGGTTGATCTCAAGCGGCTGCGTTCTGGCGGGCCGGTCTTGGTTGGGCATAACCCTGATGATCAGGTGGGCGTGGTGGAAAAAGCGTGGGTAGATAGCGACAAGGTTTGTCGGGCCATCGTGCGCTTTTCAAAAAGTGTTCGGGGCCAGGAGATCCTTACCGACATCGCCGACGGCATCCGCCGCAACATCTCGGTCGGGTACATGATCAACGAGGTCCTGCTGGAAAAAGAGAAGGATGGTGTCGCAACGTATCGCGCCACCTCCTGGACGCCCTACGAGGTCAGCACCGTACCGATGCCAGCCGATATCAAGGTCGGGATTGGCAGAGAATTGGATAATAAAACTCACCAGATAAGGGAGAATCGAACCATGGAAAAATGCAAACACTGTGGCCTCGACCTGGTAAACGCCCGTTGCACCTGTAACGGATTTGCCCAGGACGAGCGCCAGGCCACCCTCACCGCCGACAGCGCGCGCCGGCAGTCAATCATCGACGAAGGCGAAAAATACGCCGACAAGGGCGGCCGCGAGGTGGCCATGCGCCTGATCCGCGACCCCCAGTCGACCGTCGAAGTTTTCCGCACGGAAATGCTGGACATGATCAACCAGCGCTCTAAGGCCGTCCCGGTCATGGCCACCCACACCCCTCAGCCCCCCGGGCAAGGTTTCGGCGCCGTGCCGGTCTCGGTATCGCTGCGCTATAACCCCCAGTCGCTGCGGGCCTTCGCCAAACGATTTGACCGGACCCGTGAGCAGGAAGAAGCTGCTTTCCGCTCCGGTATGTGGGCCAAAGCGATCCTGTGGAACGATCGCAACGCACAGCGCTGGTGCGCCGACAACGGCCTGCAGCAACGCATCATGAACGAGATGGGCGGATCGAGCGGGGGTTTCACCGTACCCGATGAGATGGAATCGGCCATCGTTGATATGCGCCTCCAGTATGGCGTCGCCCGCCGTCTCTGCAAGATCATTCCCATGGGCAGCGCCGCCGTCACCGTGCCGGTGCGCACCGCCGGCGTCACCTCGTACTTCGTTGCCGAACAGGCCGGACCGACCAACAATGACCCGACCTGGGGTCAGGCTCAACTGGTGGCCAAGTCGCTCAAGACCGAGACCCGCTTCACCCAGGAGCTCGAAGAGGACGCCGTTATCGATATCGGTGCCTTCGTCGTTGACGAGCTGGCTCTGAGCCAGGCCGCCATGGAGGACAACTGCTGGCTCAACGGCGATGGTTCTTCCACCTTCGGCGGCATGACCGGCCTGATCACCTTGCTCGAAGCTGGCTATGCCACCCTGGCCGGTAATGTCGCTGGCGCATCCAACACCGATACCTGGTCTGAGATCATCGCCGGGGAACTGGTCGCAGTGATGGGTAAGTGCCCGAGTTATGCCAAGAGCAATGCCAAATGGTTGACCTCTCCCTATGCCGATTCCATGGTCTTCGCCCGCCTGCTGGCTGCTGGCGGCGGCAATACCATCCAGACCCTGCAGGGCACCACGGGTGCCGCTTTCCTCGGCTATATGCGGGAAACTTGCGAGTATATGCCGGCCGGAGCGACCACCGACTATACCAACAAGGTCATGGCCCTGTTTGGCGATTTCTCCAAAGCCTGCCTGTTCGGCGACCGGCGGGGGATCACCGTGCAGGTACTGCGGGAACTGTACGCGCAGAGCGGAATCATCTCGGTGCTGGCCACCAGCCGCTTCGACATTAACAATCAGTTCGCGGTCGGTACCACCACGTCGCCCGGCCCGGTCTGTGCTCTGATCGGCGGTTAACCCATCACGATAGCAACGGGGCCGGCTCCGTCCGGCCCCCCTCCAATAATAGGGGAGATTTTCGAAATGAAACTGAATCTGCATGAAGAAAGCCGCGTCGTTTTTGGTTTTTGCAGAGCCATTGGTGCCACCGGAGCAGTGACGGCAGCCATCGACACCAAGGGCTATAACGGCGTCGAGTTTCACCTGCTCTATGGTTTGACTGCCGCAGTGACCGACACCCTGACCGTTCTTATCACCGAGTCCGACGCATCCACCGGCGGATTCACCTCGGTGGCCGATACCAATCTGAATGGCACGGAAGCCCTGGCGTCACGTCTGGGCGTGACCACTCACGTCTCGGGTACCAGCATCAACGTATCCAAGAGCGTCGGCTATAAGGGCCTCAAGCGCTACGTCAAAGCAAAAGTGACGCCCGTGGGTACCGCGACCATGATCGTAGGCTGCGTGGCGACACTGTTCAGCCCGGAAGCCGTCAGGACCAACTCTTGATTTTATTCGGACGTAACAGCCCCCCGGCCGTTGGCGTCGCCGCAACCGTAAGCGGCACAAATCCTACCGGGGGAGGATACTGATATGAAACCAGGAGAGAGACAAGTGGCGCCAACCATTGACGGCATACGCAAGGACCATCTGGCCCGTTACAGGTGGGCCGCCAAACACCTGACCGGCCAGGTCTATGATTTGGCCTGTGGGGTTGGCTACGGTAGCAAGATCCTCGCCGATCATGGGCTTCAGGTATGCGCCATCGACATCGATAAAGAAGCCCTCGAGTACGGCCAGACAAATTACGCTGACCCAAAGATTACCTACACGGCTGGCGACCTGAGCAAGGACGTGCAATTCGATAAGGCGAACGCCGCGGTAGTTTTTGAGTGTATCGAGCACATGGTCGACCCTCGCCCGATGCTCAAGGCCCTGGCCGGATCGGTTAAGGCTCTGCTGGTCTCGGTGCCAAACGAAGAAGTTTTCCCCTGGGCAAATTACGCTTTCCATCATCGCCACTACACCCGCATCGAATTCGCGAAGCTTCTCGCCGAGTGCGGATGGCGGGTGACCGAATGGCACGGACAGTACGGGCCTGAGTCGCCGGTCGAGCCGGATGTCAATGGCCGCACCGTGATCGCCGTATGCGTACCGAGCGTAAAAGCACCGCCGGATACTGTGTCAAAGCCGGGACCGAAATCCGTAGCGATAATCGGCCTGGGTCCGAGCAAGCACGAATATGCCAGCATCGTTTGCGGTGCGGGTGGAAGGCGCGAGTTGTTCGACGAGACATGGGTGGTCAACGCCGCCGGCGACTGCTACCAGGCAGACATGATCTGGCACATGGACGATGTGCGTATCCAGGAGATCCGCGCCGCCGCCAATCCGGATGGCAATATTTCAAAAATGCTCAAGTGGTTGAAGACCACCACCACGCCGGTCATGACCAGCCGCGCTTATGCCGATTACCCGGCGACCAGAGAGCTGCCGCTGGAGGCCCTGCTCAACGATGTCACTTTTGATTATTTCAACAACACCGTCGCCTGGGCAGTCGCTTATGCCATCCACATCGGCGTGCAGAAGATCGCCATGTTCGGCTGTGACTACACCTACAAAAACCGGCACAGCGCCGAACGTGGCCGGGGCTGCTTGGAATTCTGGCTCGGTTATGCCGCAGCCCGAGGAGTCAAGCTCCAACTGGCCACCTCGACCTCGCTGATGGATGCCTGCGAGCCTCGCCAGGAGCGCCTCTATGGATATGACACGCGCCGCGTCATTTTCGAAGGCAACCCGGGCAAGCTGTCGGTGAGCTTCGCAGAGATCGAGCAGTTGCCGACCGCCGAAGAGATCGAATGGCGCTACAACCACGACCGCCACCCCAACCCGGTGGCCGAAGAACTACACGAAGGAGACGCCCCATGATTAAGGTGTTTTTTGTCAAACCAGTCTGGCTGTTTTTTCCCGGGGACCAGGCGTTTGTTCCTGTCCGTGTTGCGCGCTGGCTCACCAGCACCGGTTATGCCTACACCTCCCAAAAGGGAGTGCTGCCGCCATCGGCCGACGCTGATGCGCCGCCATCTGAAATAGAGGAAGAGCCGCCGGTGGAAGACGCTGAGGTGCCTCCGCCTTTGCGCCCGGAGGAAGCAAAAAAGAAATTGACCACAAGAAAAAAGCATAGCGGTCGATGACCCACAGGCCCGGCAACCCAACCATCAACCCGCGCGGGGCCTTATCGGTCCCCTTTTCCTCACGAGAGGCCCCGCGCACCCAGGGAAACCCAATGGCCGACCATTGCATGAACGAGGGACAGATCACCCTGCTCGGCCAGAGATGGGCCGA